ATTACACAGAGGATATAAGGTTGACAACAAAAGAATGGTTCTCCCGGTGCCGTCGATTGGACAAGCGGATACAATCGCTCCAACAGCAACGGCGCGAGGAATACGAGCGGATCACGTCCGTCACGGCGAACCTCAATGCCGAGGTCGTTGACGGCACAAAAGACCCGCACAAGTTTGACCGATACGCCGAGCTGGATGACATGATAGCGTCCGAAATCCGGGAGCTGCTGGACATCAAGTGCGAGGTGAAAGCGGTAATACATCAGATCCCCGATTACCGATACAGAGACGTTCTCGATAAGCGGTATATCGGGATGAAAACATGGGAGCAGATCGCCGTGGAGATGAATTACACATACAGAAGAATCACTCAGCTTCACGGCGAAGCGCTCAAGGCGGCAGAGGAGTACATAACAGATGAATGATTACGAGCGGTTTTTGAAAACAAAGGAGTTTCGGGCAGAGGCTACGGGCTTTGATGTGGACAGGAACAAGATTACACCGTTTGCGTTTGATTACCAGAAAGATATTATCTCTTGGGCTTGCAAAAAAGGCAAGTGTGCGATTCTTACCGGATGCGGGAGCGGGAAAACGCTCATGCAACTTGAGTGGTGCAGAAACGTAAACGAGCATACCGGGGAACCCGTGTTAATCGTTGCGCCGCTCTCCGTGGTGAGACAGACACAGGGCGAATCGAAGAAATTCAGTATTTGCCCAGTTACTATATGCCGAAATCAGTCGGATGTATCAAACGGAGTAAATATCACCAACTATGAAATGATTGAACACTTCAATCCTGCTTTGTTTAGTGGCGTGTGCCTCGATGAATCGTCAATACTGAAATCCTATACTGGCAAGTACCAGAATATGTTGACCGATATGTTTTGCAAGACCCCGTACAGGCTGTTATGCACCGCTACGATTGCCCCGAATGATTATACCGAGATCGGTACATCGTGCGAGTTTCTTGGCATTATGAGCCGAACGGAGATGCTAGCGACGTACTTCATCCACGATGGCGGTGATACATCGAAGTGGCGGTTGAAAAAGGCTGGTGTCAATAAGTTTTGGGAGTGGTTCGCTACATGGGCGATCTACTTCAACAGTCCGAAAGACCTCGGATATGAGGGAGACGGGTACGACTTGCCGCCGCTGAACCTTCACCAGATATTTACCGAAAGCAAGCCAGATGAAGGAAGCCTCTTTGTGCAGTTGGCAGAGACACTGGACGAGCGCAGAACAGCTAGAAAAGAAAGCATGGAGGACAGAACCAATCACGCCGCAGACCTCGCAAATGGACACGTTTATGACCAGTGGCTTGTGTGGTGCGATTACAACGATGAAAGCGCAATCTTGAAAAAGAAGATTGACCATTCCGTTGAGGTCAAAGGCTCAGACGAACCCGAATACAAAGCACAGGCCAGTATTGATTTTGCGAACGGAAAGATTCATGCGCTAGTGAGCAAGCCGTCGATATTCGGATTCGGTTCTAACTTCCAGAGTTGTCACAAGATGATATTTTGTGGTCTGTCTGACAGTTACGAGCGATTTTATCAGGCCGTGCGGCGGTGTTGGCGGTTCGGACAGAAAGAACCCGTTGACGTGTATATCATCTTGTCCGAAAAAGAAATGAACGTCCTCGATAACATCAAGCGCAAACAGAAGCAGATGGACGAGATGCAGAAGCAAATGACCGCGCTGATGAAAGAAGTGACGCTCGCAGAAATCAGACACACGACAAGAATCACGACAGAATACAAACCGATTAAGGAGATGATTAAACCCGCATGGATAGCATAAAGATTCTTGACCAGTACATTGACGATCATGTGGCGCTGTATAACGCCGATACCGTGGAAGCTATCAATCTGTTTGGTGACAACAGTATCGACATGGAAATCTATTCGCCTCCGTTTAGTTCATTGTACACTTATTCGAACTCTGACCGCGATCTAGGAAACTGCAAGAGCGACGATGAGTTCTTTGAACATTTCCGATTCATCACGAACGGCTTATACAGGATTCTTAAGCCGGGACGCATCATGGCGGTTCATTGCATGAACCTTCCCACGTCGAAAGAAAAGGATGGATATATCGGCATCCGTGATTTTCGCGGGGATCTGATTCGGGCGTTTCAGGAAGTCGGATTCATATACCATGCGGAGGTCTGCATTTGGAAGAATCCCGTAACGGCTATGCAGAGGACAAAGGCGCTCGGTTTGCTCCACAAGCAACTGAAAAAGGATAGTTGCATGTCCCGCATGGGTATTCCCGATTACGTTGTGTTCATGCGTAAGCCGGGAGAAAACCCGAACAGAGTAACACATACAAACGAGAGTTTTCCCGTTTCTGATTGGCAAGAATACGCATCTCCGATTTGGGATGAACTCAACACGCCTGTTTGGTGGGACATCAACCAGAGCGACACATTGAACGCCAGAATGCCGCAGGATGATGAAAGTGAACGCCACATCTGCCCGTTGCAGTTGCCAGTTATTGAACGGTGCATTCGGATGTATTCAAACGAGGGCGATGTCATCTTCACGCCGTTCCTCGGAATCGGGTCTGAGGTATACCAAGCAATCCTCATGGGCAGAAGGGGGATTGGTGTTGAACTCAAAACCGCATATTTTGATGCGGCGGTGGAGAACATCAAGAATGCCGAAATGGAATTACAGCAAACATCACTGTTTGAAATGTAATAAATCTATGTGGTGGAGGTGATCCCCATGCAGGACTAAGCGCAGACGGGAACGGAAAGCGGCAAACCGATCCCGGCGCACAACAGCCGCAAGGACATTTTCTAGCAAGGCGAACGGCTTACACTTCGCACTATTATCAAGGCATGAAGTTGCCAGAAAGAAACACTTATATAGTGTCAGCATCCATATATTGTTCTTAGTAGTGTAGTAGGCTGCCCGCTCGGAGTGGAAAACGGGCGGGCGGTTTAAACATTGCCTAGTATTTCCGAAAAGAAAATCCTATAATGTATCATGTAATAGAGCGCCGGGGGAAACCTCGGTGCTTTGCTATTCGTGCGATACGGAGTGAACGGCGACCGTGCGTCCCGTTCGGGAGGCCGTAGCATATGCAGAGGTGGGAGCGCTATGGCAAATGATTTCTATATCAGCGAGAAGTGGCAGCGGAAACGAATGTCTGTTCTGCGGCGTGACGGCTATCAGGATCAGGTGGAGAAGCGCTATGGCAAGACGCGCGAGGCGACCATCGTTCACCACATATTCCCGCTGGACGATTACCCGGAATACAGGCTTGCAGATTGGAACCTCATCAGCGTTAGCATGGGGACGCACAACAAACTGCACGACCGCGAGACGGACGAGCTTACAGAGCTGGGTGTTGAGCTGTTGCGACGGACAGCGAGGAAGAACAATATTGCTGTTCCGTTTAAGTATATGGAAGAAAAGCGCTGACGGGGATACCCCGCCCCCCTGTTTTGCGCGAAAAGCGATTTGGCGCATTGGCCCGGGTATAAATTTTTCCGAATACGCGGGATTTTTTAGCAAGAGGGGATCACCATGACCGCGAAAACGTGGGAAAATCGAATAAAAGAGGCCACGATTGCGGCGGGAACCTACCGCGATTTCTTTGATCCTGTCATTTCCACGCTTGCGGGGATTTTGGAACGGCGCGACATGGCAGAGCAGCTTTTCCAAGAGGACGGCGGTGTCGTAATCGTGGAACACACGAACAAGGCTGGCGCTACCAACAAGGAGCAAAACCCCGTGTTGAGGCTTATCAACGATCTGAACCGGGACGCGCTTGCATACTGGCGTGATCTCGGCCTTACTCCGGCTGGCCTGAAACGGATAAATGAAAAGGCGCTTGACAAGAAGAAGGTCAATCCTCTCGCGGAGGCGTTAAAAGACCTTGGCGGCTAAGAGCTATAAGAAAGTCGCTGTTCAGTATGCAAGGGATGTTGTCGCTGGGAAAATCCTCTGTGGGGCCGAGGTGGTCAAGGCTGCGGAGCGATTCATTGCCGATCTCGAGCGGGACGACTTAACGCTCCACACAAGGGAGCCGGATTTCGTCATCGGGATCATTGAACGGATGATGGTACACAAGCAGGGCGAAACGCTGGACGGAACGCCGCTGATGAATACGCCGCTTATTCTCCAGCCGTGGCAAGTCTTTAACGTCTACAACATTGTCGGATTCTACTACAAAGGAACGAATGAGCGCCGCTACAAAGAGGCGTTCATTTTTATTCCACGCAAAAACGGCAAGACGCTGTTTATCGCGGCGCTGGCGTTTGGTTTGGCAATCCTAGAGCGGCGCAGCGGCGCGAAAATCTATATCGTCGCGGCCTCGCAAAAACAGGCGTGCGAATCGTTCAACGACATCCTTTACACGCTTCGCTTCCGTGGCTTGGTGGAGGAGTTTCGCATTCGCGATAACAACGCCGAACATTCCATCCACTATGAGTTTACAGACGAGGAAGGGAAGCCGTGTGGCTCGATTGACATTGAAGCCCTCGCGTCGAACCCGGACGCGCAGGATTCTTTCAACTGCAATATCGCCATCGCGGACGAGGTTCACGCTTTCAAAAAGCCTGCACAGTACAACCGATTCAAAGAGGCCGGAAAAGCCTACACAAACAAGCTGATGATAGGCATTACCACCGCGGGCGATGATGTCAACTCGTTCTGCTACGGGCGGTTGGAATACGGCGTGAAGGTGGTAAACGGCACCGTCAAGGATGATTCTTTGTTTGTGTTCATCTCCCGCGCCGACGTGGACGAAAACGGAAACTGTGATTACACGAATCCCATACAGCATCAAAAAGCCAACCCCTCATACGGCGTGACGATTCGCCCGGAGGACATACTTCAAGAATCACTCCAAGCACAGAACGACCCGCAGCAGAGGAAAGACTTCCTTTCGCGGTCTTTGAATATCTACACATCCGCGATGCGGGCGTGGTTCGACATTGAGGAGTTTCGGAGGTCTGATGCTAAATATTCGTGGACGCTTGACGAGCTGGCAAAACTCCCCGTGGAGTGGTACGGCGGCGCGGACTTGTCCCGGCTGCATGACCTGACGGCGGCTGCGCTGTATGGTAAATACGAGGATGTGGACATCTGCATCACACACGCCTTTTTCCCGGTTGTCGCGGCGCACAAGAAAGCGGACGAGGATAATATACCGCTGTTCGGCTGGGCCGATGACGGATGGCTCACCATGTGCAATTCGCCTACGGTCAACATCTCCGATGTGGTTAATTGGTTTGTTTCTATGCGGAACAAGGGATTCAAGATCAAGCAAGTGGGGCATGACCGCAAGTTTGCCGGGGATGAATATTTCCCGGCAATGAAAGCCGCTCATTTCAACATCATAGAACAGCCTCAGTATTTCTATCTGAAATCGCAGGGCTTTCGACATATCGAAAAGGCCGTCAAAGACGGTCTATTTTATTACCTACATTCGGACGCATACGAGTATTGCGTTTCCAACGTCCGCGCCGTCGAGAAAACGGATGACGCGGTGCAATATGAGAAGATCCAGCCGGAGCATCGAATCGACCTATTCGACGCTTCGGTTTT